GTTTTGGTCGTAGACCTTTACCCCAGCGCTGGTAATAACGATCCGACCGGCACCAGGCGTGTTACCGTTCATTTCGAAGTAACCCGTTTTCGATATCGCCCATCCCGTCTGGCCTGAAACCCAGTTATTCGACTGGATCACCTCACCAATCTTTGCATTGGTGATAGAGCCATCTTGAATGAACGCATCGCTGATGAAGGTCTGCCCGTTAACCACCGCAAACGGGGCAGTCAGAACATTGCCCGCCACGGTGTTGAGCACGGCAAACCGGTCGGCACTAACAACGAACGATGATTGTAAGGCGCCAGAGCTGTTATCCAGCCCAAGGCCGAACCCGGCCGCGTAATACTGGCCACCAGAAGACAGGGCCAATCGCACGCTGTATGAAGAAGCAATTTTGTTGGCCGAGTCCGCGATCGTTGTTGCCTGCTGCTGCAATTGAGCGGTGTTGCCTCCGACCGAGCTTTGCAGGCTGGTGATCTGCTGCGACTGCGCTGACTGCGTTGTGCCCTGCGTGGTGACAGTCGATGTCAGCGACTGTAATGCCCGGCTCGATGCGGCAGGGCCCACGCGACCGACAACGATCCAGTCGATGTCGAACGAACCGCCTACAGTCGATCCAAGGTCGATTCGCAGGCTGGTGATAGTGTTGCTCAGCCAATCTGTTCCGCCGTTTGTGAGCGCGCTCATGTCCCACTCAACAACGGCGCTCGCACCTACCGCTAGGTTTGGGTTGGCAGCCACTTTGCGATAACTGCCAGAAAATCCATGGCCAGACGTCACATAAAACAGCTGACCGTCCCAATCTCCAACTGCACCAGCTCGCCGCGTGATCTTGGCTCGGATGATCGGATAGAGTGCGCCCTGAACCGAGATTGCCGAACGGGTGAGCTGAGGATCTGCAGTGGTAGCAGTAACCGTTACATACCCAGCATTTGATGTGATCGAGGCATTAGCTGCCGCCCATCCGTCTACAGTGCTGTCGAAGTTCCACGTCGCGTTCTCCGCCGGATCAAGGCCAGAAGCCCCAAGCGCCCCCTGGATCGTGCCCACTGAGGTTTGCAGATCGGTGATGCTTGACGCCTGAGCCGTGTTCACGCCCTCGGCGCTGGTTACCCGGTTCGTCAACGTCTGCAATGCAGCCGAACTGGCCTTGGTTGCCAGTCCATCAGTGGTGCTGTTTACGGCGTTCTCAAGCGTTGTAGTCCGCGCCGCAACGCTGGTCAGCGTGGTGCCCTGCTGGGTAACCGTCGACGAGAGCGAATCGACTGCCGCCGAGGTCGCCGCCTGTGCAGTAGTCACAGCCTGGACTGACGGGCTGTACGCGGTCGCAACAGCCCCTTCTTGCAGCTGTACGTTGTCCAGCTCAATCCACATGTCTGCAGCTGCACCAGAACGATTGATTAACCGCCCGGCAAATATCTGCGCCTTTACAGCGCCAGCTGGAGCGGTTGCCGTGAGGCTCGCCCGCGCGAAAGTAGTGCCGACGGCGGTCTCTGCAAGTTGAGAGGTGGAAATCACCGTCCCCACCGCGTCCATCCACTGGATGTACGTCACCAGACGCGCAGAGGCATTGGAGAGGCGCGCATAGACACTGAAGGTGTATGCAGTTCCAGCCGTAACTTTTGGCTGATCGGCATCCGTTGGCTGCCAGTTCAAGTCGATATAGCCACCGTTTGCCAGTGCAGCGCGAGTGAGGCGAACAGCTTTAATGCTTGAATTCAGCGTCGAATCCACGAATGTCAGCGTGGGTGTGGCGCCAGCGCTGCTACCCGCCCTCCAGTACAGAGGGCGCGTAGCGTCCCCAGTTGGCGTCTGCTCAAACGAGCTATTGGGAAGCAAGTTGTCACCGCCCATTTGCCCGATGCTGTTATTCAGCGTGGTCAGTTGACCGCTCACGCTTGTCAGGCCAGTTTCAGCCTGAGTGACGCGACCAGTCAGCGCGGTTGTGGCCGAAGCCTGTGTCGCGATATCCGCAGCCGCCACCTTGCCGCTATCTTTCCATCCGCTCGCAACAGCCGAGACCTCAAGCTGAGCACGGTCTATTTCCACGAATCCGGCCGTGATTGTGCCTGCGGAGTTAGGACGCACGCGCAACAGCGGCGTAGTGACCACCGTCCCCACGGGCAGGGCCGCACTGGTCAGCACAATCCGCTGCCAGCCATCAGCCAACACGCTGACACCTTGCGACGCAGTCGCCAGCACTGCGCCGGAGGCATCACGATGCTGCATGAACATCTGGAAGCCAAGTCCTGGCGTCCCTCGGACGTACGCGGACAGCGTGATCACCTGACCCGCCGACACCGCAGGGCGGTTGGCCACCACTGGAGTCACGTCCGCGTAGGTAGTCGTCGTCATGCCCGTGACGTCGATCCGTTGGGATTTACCAGCAGGGTCCAAAGTGGAGGCGACTTGAGAGAACGTCGCAACCGGCCCTGCAGGAACAGAACTTACCCAGCCGTCCGCAATTGGTGAACTGGCGGTGGCGAACCGATCAAACGAAGGGTTGTACAGCAGGTTCTCACCACCAACGCTCGACAGGTTCGCGGTGATGTTGGTGATCGCGCTCCCCGCCGCTGTCAGATCGGTTCCCTGCTGGGTCACAGTGTTGCTGAGCGCCTGTACTGTCGCCGCCTCAGCCTTGGTCGCTACCTGCGCCAGCGCGCTTGCAGCTGCCGCAGCAGCATCGGTTGCAGCCTTATCCGTAACAGCCGCCCACGCGCTCCCCGTCCAGCGTTTTGGGGTGTTAGCGTTGCCCGTGATGTCGATCCAGAGGTTCTGGGCCAACTGATCGGCAGCCGCGGGCGCCGCCGACTGAACGATGACCTTGCCCTTCCCACCTGCCAGCGTGTTCGCCGCGTTCGCAGCGTTCTGTGCTGCCGTAACGTTCTGGTTTGTGGTCGTCAGGCTGCTGTTCAGACCGGTGATCGCCGTGCCCTGGCTGCTGAGGGTGCCCTCCGCGGTCGTGACTCGGGTCGTCAGGCTCTGGACAGCAGTGGACGACGCTTTGCCATCCAGCGAGGTTTGCAGGCCGGTGATCTGGTTCGCCTGCGCGGCGTTCACGCCCTCGATGCTGGTGATCTTGGTTTCAGCGGTGGTGACGCGCGCGGCCAGGCCGTTCGCTGTCTGCACTGCCTGGCCAACGTTCAGCCAGTAGGTGGCGTTCGGCGGCGGCGTGTTGACCGGCACGTTCTGGGTCGCCTGATAGATGATCCCGTCCGCACCGAGCACGCCCTGCCCGGCCGTGTATGTCTGGTCCGCCTTGTACGGCATCGAGTCGGCCAGGTCCGCAATTTGATCGATCTGCGCCTGCAGTTCGGCCTGCACCTCAGTCACGGTATTGCTGACGTCGGTGATTTGCTGGCTGAGGTCCGTCCGGACATCGTCCAAGCGTTCATTTACGGAGCCTGGGCCGTCGCCGCCGATCTTGCCGATTTCCCCGAGCAGTTCCTGGCCCAACTGGCTTTCGGTGATCTCCCCGGTCAGGTAGTCAAGAATATCATCCGCATCCGCGCTGGCTTGGCCGTTTACAACGGTCGGAGCCTGCGGGAACCATGGACCGACATTGCCCGTACGGTCGACGAGGCGCGCCCAGAAGAAGAACGACTGACCTGCGCGCAGGCCCTGCATGGTGTAGTCGGATTGTGGGTACGCCAGATCGGCCAGCTTGGTCGCGTTATCGAGCTGCGGCGCCTCGCTGTACCAGAGCTCGGTACGCTGGGTGTCTTCCGCACCTGGTGGGAATGTCCACTTGATGCCGATACCAAAGATCAGGCTTTCGGTGGTCAGCGACGTCACCGCCGGCGGCAGGCCGACCTTACCTTCCAGGTTCGTCAGCACCGAAGTCGTCGGCAAAGATGAGACATTTAAAGCGCTGACCGCGCGCACGCGGGCGAGATACTGGCCCGCGTAAATGCCACGCACGTCCACCGATAACTCGCCAGTACGAGGAACCTTGACCCACTCTCTCGATCCCCAGCGCCACTCCACGTCGTAGGCAACAGCGCCAGGAGCAGACGTCCAGCCGATTGTCATAACCGTCGCGGCGATACCCTGCTCAATTACGACGTGCTGGCTCAATAGAACCTGCGCAGGCGCGTCCTGAGTTCCTACTGGAATTCCGCTGATTGGCCGGTCATCGAGCACTGCCCCGAAGTCAATCGCATCAAATTTGCTTGGCTCATGCTGAATGCAGTCCAACTGAAACTGATGCCACTCGGGACGGGTGATATTGCGCACCAAAAACTGCATGGTTTTCAGATCATCATGTTCGATGATCCAGCCGCATTCCGCTTCAGGCACTTCACTGTAGACAGCGGCTACTGTGACGCTGCGGCCGTTGATCGAGCTAATCACCCGCGCTTCGCTCTTTCCGCTGGGCAGGTTGACACGCAGCTTCCCGCCGACCGGCAGTTCTGCATCACGGTCCAATGTCACTACTCGACCGGCAACAGCGCTGATCCGTCCACCATTTGCGCGGCCCGCAAGCATGGGATCTGCCAACGCGATGATTTGACCAGGCTTCGGGATCTGCCCATCCAGCCCGACACGGAATGAGCCACCACGAATCTGGGCCTGCTCTGTGATGAGCGCCCACTGGCCGGCACGCTGTGCTTGCCCGCGCGACGTGCATCCGTAAGCATCCACCGAGAGTTCGTTTACCGAACCAGACTCAGCCAAGGCTTGGTCGTCAAAGACCGGTTCCTTATCAGTGTCGTAACCCTGTGCCGGGTTATCCCAGGTCACCATTGCCTGGTTGTGCCTATCACGCGCTCGGGTACCCGCGTACTTGATCTCGCCGTTATTGAGAATCTGCGACGGGTTGTAGGTGTAGACCGGGTCGCCAGGCATGTCGGCGTTGACGGTGATCTGCGATCCGTCCCAAGTGGTCATACCGTGGAACGCCTGGGCAAGGTCTTGCAGCACAGCATAGGCATCGGCCTGCGTTTGCAGGTAAATGTTCATTGTATAGCGCGGCTCAAGGCCTCCAGCGCCGTCCGGCACCATCTGATCGCAGTACTGCCCGATGCGGTACAGGTTCCAGCGGTCGATCATGGTGGCGTCGATGCGTTCACCCAAGCCGTAATACGGATCGAGCACCAGGTCGTAGAAGACCCATGCAGGGTTGTTTGTGTACGCTTCCTTGAAAGTCCCGTCCCAAACACCGTTACTGGTGCCTGCACCGCCAGTTGCGTATGTGCGTGTCTCCGGGTTGTAGTTCGTTGGCACGCGAACAATCTTGCCGCGCATCAGCACAGCGATTTTTGCGATGTCCCCACCGAACTGCTGGGCGTCGTATTCTATGCAGCCCACAGAAGTGAGTGGAAACTCCTGATCGCTGTCGACAACCTCGGCGATCGCCTCGACCACCATGCTGTCTTGCACCAGCGAGCTGTTTGCCTCCGGAGTGATACGACGGGCGCGGATGGTCCAGCGGGTGCCAGCGGGAAGGTTGATGCGGTGGGAGCGCTCGTACTTGGTGACGTTCTTACGGTCCACGAACGACGTCAGCATTTCAACGAACGGCCCGTTATCGGTCTGCACGTCGATCGCGTAATCAATTCGAACACCATTGATGTTGCCGCTCTGGTCCTGGGACTGAAGTTGTGGCCAGCCGAAACGGACGCGCACCGCATCGAGCACAGGGTTGTTGATACTGTGCAAATATGGAGTGGTCGACAGCAACGTCTGATTCACGTCGATTTCGTTGCTTGACTCGGCAATGCCGTCGAGACGGGTTTGGTTCAGTTCACCATTGCGGAACTGCCACTTAACCTCTGGATAGTTTTCAGTCCCATCCTCTGCCACCAGCGGGGTGCCGTCGAGCTTGACCGAGTTGCGTCCGTTCACCGGGCCAACAATGGGGCCCCAGCTCCAGATGTACACGATTCGAGCTGTCGCGATCGACGGGGTGCTGTTGGAAGCGATCGAGGGCTGCTTCTGTTTTGCTGACCCACCTTTGGCCCCGCGAACCGGGGACTTCAGAATCGCTGCGCCCATACCGCCCTCACAAAAAAAGTAAACCCGCCGAAGCGGTCCTTTGGTTACTGCTAAATCACATCTGGTCTTGCGTGTAGATGCCCCCCGACTCGACAGCGCCGCCTATCTCACGCTCGCCGTACAGGACCGGATAAGGGTTGCCCTGCGCAACGGTTGTCACGGCGCCGCCGAAGCCATACGACGGGTTGTTCCCATCCTCGTTATTGGCCCCGGTTGCAGTTTTGGTGGTTGGTGCGAGCATCTGCACAACGCCACCCAAGCCCACCGCTGCACCACCGGCGATCAAGGCGGCTCCCATGGGCGCGGTTGTGCCGCCGCTGAATGCACCGGCCACAATCAGAGCCACGCCCAGAACCACCTGGAACAGACCGGCCTGCTTGCTTCCCTGAATCAGGGGGACAATGCGGATATCTGATTCATCATCCCCGCGCAGATCGAATTCCTGCTCACCGGCATTACGCTTGCCGCAGAAGACGCTGAACACCAAGCCCCGCTCCTCGCCCGAGCGTAGAAACTTCTCAAATCCCGGCTTTTGAGCGCACAGGCAATTAACCGCATCGCGCACGCTATGCACGTCCAGCGCGTACTCCTTGCCGAAGTGCCTGCGCAGCACGCCGTACAGCTTCACTGTCCGCATTGTCATGAGTTGTAATCCTTGTGCCGCAGGATGAGTTTCAGACGCTTGCTCATCGACCAGCCGTATACCTCGCGGGCAGCAACGCGCCCAGGCATGTGGTGGTAGAGAAAAGGTCCTGCGCCGCCGAGTGCCGGTGCTACCTCGCTTTGCATTGAAGGATCAGCGCCGAGGTAAATCGCGGCATGGTTGGGGAAGTGGCACGGGCGGCCAATGGTCGGCACCTGGAACACCAGCATGTCGCCACGCCGCAGATCGGTAACTCGCTCGAACCCGGCGCCCGCAAAGTTCTCCTCGTAAAGGCTTGGTCCGGTATCGTCCTCCCACCACAGTTCCTTGCGCTCGAAGTTGGGCAGTTGAAGTCCTGCCTCGCGCGCGTACCAATCACGGCAGGCCGACCAGCAATCCATCAGGCCATGGGCGAAGTCACGCCCCAGCAGCGGGGCTATGTAGCCGGAAGGCTTAAACCACTGTATCTCGCCGCCCGGCCAGGCCACGATGCCCCACGGGACTTCATGCAGTTCGCAACTGACAAGATCCGTCATGCTCGGCGCAGGGCTGCGGTTGGGGTGGCTGTGAATGATGGCCAGCACGTCGCCGCGGTCTTCGGCGGCCGCCTGGTCTTGCTTGTCGATCAGGAAGTGCTGTTCCGGGCTGCTGGCAGTATTGCCGCAACGAACGTACTCCCGGCCATCGGCAGTCTTGATCAGCAGACCGCAGGCCTCCTGAGGAAAGACGTCAGCCGCGTGCTCGCAGATGGCCTGAGTCAATTTCTGGTTGATGCGCATCGTTACCTCGAACTGGCAATGAGGCTCGCGCCCATGGAACCGCCGAACCGGCGAGTGTTGCCACGAAGCTTGCAGCTGCTCCACCAGCCGCCGCAGCGGTCGAGCGCCGGGTTGTCGATCGGCTCGTTTTTCTTGGTGAACATGGCGCCGCCGGTGTAGGCGCACGCTTCGCCCCGGTACTGCCCCCGGCACGCCCAGCGGCAGAGCTTGGTGATCTGTTGTCCCGGTAGCTGCTGGCCTTCCAAGTCGATCGGACTCGACAGCTCAAACGTCAGGGCGGCAAGGTTTTCCTCAGTCTTCTGCTCGATGTACCAGATTGATGTCCGGCTCTGATCAGCCGCATTTGGGTTGCCTTCGGGGAAGTTGGCGGCATCGAGGAAGTGCTTGAAGGTTTCGATCACCTTCACCCGGGCGCCGGCCAAGTCACGAAACTGCAGGCATATGGCGGAAATCGCGCCGCGAATACCTTCCAACTCGTTCGCCACCTGTAACGTTGGCGTGGCTGGCCTGCCGTCGCCGCGCACATCGAATCCTTTTGCCTCGATCTGGATTGGCGAATACAGCTGGCCCTGCCAGATGATGTCGCCTTCATGGGCGTGACCGTGGAAGCGCCAGAGGGTAGCGCCGAGGCGCGTTGCGTCGAGCTCGTAAAGCCGAATCTGATTGCCCGGCTCGAGCTTCTGAAAATCTGCTGTGATTTGCATGCGTCACCCAAGAAAAACCCCGCACCGGGCGGGGTCAGGGATTGAAGACTTGCCTGAAGGTGGCTGAAAGCGTTTGGAGTCCTGCGCCGATCGTTGCCAGTTGATACCCGTTAGCGCGGTACTTGCCCTGGGTGCCGCCCGGCGGCGTCCAGACAAACGATTTGTACCCCTCCTGGCGATCAAGGAAATCCCTCACATTTTGCAGAACCTCGCCCGGCTTCATCTTCCCTGTAACGCTGATGCTCCAGGATTCGGACTTGGTGTTGATGCCAATGCCACCGGCCTGCACGTAGCCGTCACCGAACTCGTTCTCCCAGGTCTTCTGCGTGACATCTCCAGACGCTCCGACCCGAACATCAAAACTGAATGTCTCAGCCATTGCGCCTCCAAAGGCGTCCGCCTTGCCTCATTTCACGATCCAGAAACTGCCCCATACGCTGCTCGATTGCATCGCTGATCACAGCGCCCTGATTGCGGGCTTCCTGATCACTCATGCCGGGCTGAGCTTGAACAGTGACCGGTGCGTTGAAAACAACCTGCTGGCCAGACCCTGCGCCCTGCATCTGATCCAGTGTTCTGTCGAGCTTTGCACTGGTTTCGGCGGTGGTTACCCGCTCCCCCTTTTGCAGCAGCCAAGTGCCTGTCTCGGGAACCGAATCGATACCGTCGTGAGCCATCCCTGAAAGTGCTGCGGAAGCAACACCGGCGACCATCGGCGCCGTCGCAGCCGCAGCGGCTAGCGCAGCCGCTGGCGCAGCTGCAGGGCCAATGATAGGAATTGCAGCGGTCGAGGCGTATGCATTCACCTGAGCAGCGAAAGATGCCGCCTGAGCGTTCGCGATGAGACCAATGGCCGCTGACGACTGGCTCGTTTTGCCCACCACCAGTTGCACGGCCTGATAAACAAGCCATTGCGAGGCCATGTCCGCCAGCGCCTTGATTGTTGACTTTGCAAACCCTGTCACCAAGTCACCCAGTGCATCGCTCGCATCTTCTGATCCGGTGGCCACGTCGGAGAAAAACGTGCTCAACCCAGAGCTTGCGTTATTCAGTTCGGTCGACGTCAGGTCGGAAGCCAGCTGCGTGTAGTTTTGCGCAGCATCGGCGTAGTTTTCCCATGCCGAGGTCACGCCATCCATCCAGTTGTTCTGTGCTTCGTCAACCTTCTGGTAGTAGTCCTGCTGGCTTTGAAGCCGCTTGTCCAAGGCCTGCTGGAGCTTGTCTTGCTCCTGCTTATACAGATCGTCGCTGATCTCTCCGCTGTTCTGCTGCTCCTGCAGTTCGCGCATCTGCGCGTTGAAGTCCTGTCGGATAGACAAAAAATCTTTCAGTCGGTCTTTGTACTTATCGCCGCGACCGGCGCCGGCCAACAGCTGATCCAGATTGTCCTGAGCATCCTGATTCCCACGGTCCACATTTGCGCTGAAGGCTGCAAGCTTGGCGGCGTCCTCGTTGGCCTGCTTTATCTTGTTTAGCGAATCCAGCTCGGCGGCCAGCTTGTTCAAGCGCTCCTGCTGTTGGGCATTGATTCCAACAAGCTTGCCAGACTCAATCTCGAATCCGAGTTTCGCGACCTCTGTAGCATTCTTTCGCTTGTCTGTAGTGGTATTGATCAGCTCGATCTGGCGTTCGTAATCTGTTTCGGTGGACTTGAACGTGTCCTGAATTCTCTTCGCGGCTGCGGCTGCTTCGCTTGCTGCTTTTTTCTCAGCCGCAGCCTTCGCGGCAATCGCTGCGGGATCTACTCCGCTTCCCGCACCTGGGGTAATGGCTTGGTTACTCGCTGCAATTTCAGCAGCAGCCTTTTTGGCATTCGCCACATAAGCCTTAAAGCGATCGCCCGCCAAAGGCGCTTCCAAATCCTTCTTAATTTGGGCGGCAGCTTGGGCCGCTACACCAAATTGAATCTGCGCGTCGCTCGCAAACTCAGCAGCGTTCGCTTTGAATTTTTTTGATGTTTCTCCGAACGTCAATGCACCAAGTGCGGTGTTGGCTTGGGAGGATAAATTGCTAATGCGCGCAGATGCCTCGGCGAACGAACCAACGAGGACATTGGCAACGATGTCGAAGACCCGAGCAATACCGTCTCCTGCGTTGACTATGAACGCAGCAGTGGTGACGAGGTCGTCCCCAAGCCCCTTCACGACTTTCGACAAGCCGCCTGAGTCTTTTGCAGACTGATTCACGTCCTTGCTGAATTGAAGCAGGACGGGTAGAAACTCCGCCGAAAGAGCTACCTGAGCGGACTTTACGTACTGACCAAGGCCCTGCATTTCCAGGCCGAATTGTTTGGCGGCAGCAATTGTGCCTTCGCTCATGATGATGCCGGCGGCTTCCGCCGAGTTACCGAGATCGTCGAAGCCTTTGGCGTTGTTGCGAAGTAGCGGGACAAGCGCGGTGGAATCGTTAGCGATGGCCTCCATGTAGAAGGTCATTTCAGCCTGGCTGACATTCGCCTTTTCCAGACTGGTCACGTATAGCGCCAGCGCGTCTTTGCTGTTCAGCTTTTTGAACTGATCAGCCGTCACGCCCACCATGGGCGCGATATTGGTGAAGAAGTCCTTCAGCGCACCGCCGCCGGTGTTGATGAAGTCCCCGAGCTTGTCGTTGGTGTCCTTGAAGATGTCGGCCAGCTTGTCTTGGTCGACACCAACGCTACGAGCGCCCGCGGCGAACTTTTGAAATTCAGTGGTACCAAGTCCTGCCAATGCGGAGAGATTCGCTATCTCCTTGGCCGAACTCGCAGACGACACAACCAAGGCGGTAAGTACCGCCGGGATGCTACCGATAGCAGTACCGATTCCCTTCGCCAAGTTGTCGAACGACTTCGCCATTTCAGCGTTACGCTTCTTGGTTTCCTGACTTGCCTTGTCGAGGGGTCCGGTGTATCCGCCGATTTTAGCGATTAGATCCAGCGTTAAGGTGCCAAGGGATCCGGCCATGTGTTTCTCCGCGCATAAAAAAACCCGCCGAAGCGGGTCTTTCACAAATTACGTTCAGCCGTGATTCCACCAGGCCGAAAACCGTCCTGACGCATACAAGGCAATACCGATAACCACAACTGCCAGACCCGGTAATGGGTTATCAGAGCCAATTACCATCACGACGCCGATGCAACATCCCAGGCCACCAAGAAGCATGCGCCCCTTGTACTTCTTCGACGTTTGCTCGGTCACTACCGGTTTCATCAGATTCCCTCCCAAGAAAACGACAATCTAACAGCGTCAAGCCCAAGTCGCCATCGCATGGTCCAAGGTCAGCACCGGCTCATCCATGTGCGGGGCAAAATCCTCCATGCTGAACGCCTTCTTGCCAGATCGGCAGTTTCCGTAGAAGGCAGCAAGCCGAGCGATTGCCGACTCGACTCGCATCCCCTGATGCAGAGATCCACGTTTGCCCCTGAACTTGCACCAGGTCATGAACTCAGGGTAAGTCATATTGGCCTGGGCCTCGGCGATGGTGCGGCCGCCAATACCATTCATCACCAGCTCGCACCACACCTCGTCAACATCGTTCAGGCTTTCGTCTTTCCCACGTTTTGCACTTGGCCGATGGCGATCAGCAGCAGGTTGGTCAAATCAGGATCGAGCGCGCCTTTCTCAGGATCTGCTTCGCCAGTGATATCGCCAACAGTGAACACGGCCCGACCCTCTGCATCGCAGATGCTTGATGCGATTCGCGAGGCGAGCGGATCCGCGCCGCGATGGGCTGCGATGTCGCCAACGGCAGTCTGGTAAGACAACGGGCGAACATAGGTGGTGAACTTATGCTTTTTCCCACCGTTCTCCCATTCGATCACCTTCGCGACCGGACGGGACGTAAACGCCTTCGACTTCTTGAGGCTTTCGATGCTCAGATCCATTACGCAGCCGCCTTACGAATCCAGGCCGAACCACCGGAACGCTGAACGGTGGCGGCGGTAGTAACCACGGCGTTGGCCGCGAAGTCGAACGGGAAGTCGGAGACGTAACCGTCGAACAGGAACCAGGTGCGAGTGCTCGGCAGGTCGAAGTCAGGCTCGGTCGAAACAACCGCCGATGCCGCGGCGCCAGTGCCGGAGCCGCCGGTGAACGCAACGGTCGGCGCGCTGGTGTAGCCGGTACCGGGGTTGGTGATGGTGAAACCGGTTACCTTGCCGTCAGCAATCTGCGCCGTTGCTGTTGCGCCTGTTCCACCACCGCCGGTGATGTTCACGGTCGGCGCACTGGTGTAGCCGGTGCCAGCGCCGGTCAGGCGGATCTCATCCAGCGCACCAGCAGCAACCACCGTCGGGTGGATGTCGGTGCCATCAGACCAGCCAACCACCCAGTGAACGCTCTCGATGCTGTCGTCTTCCGACAGAGCATGCAGGCGCACATGCGATTCGTTGCGAGGATCTGCGTTGAGGGTGAGAGAGGCCTGGCCAGGAGTGCGCAAGCCGCGCATGTAGGTCCGGACCTTCTGGCTCAAGCAGGTGGTTTCGATCTGGTCAGCGGGGTTGCCGCCCGGGCTGAATGCGGTAGCGCACTCGATTTCGAGAACCTCGAACACTGCCGGATTGGCTGCGCTCGGCACCAGGGCGTAAATCTGGGTTCCTTGGGACAGAATCGACATGGTGATCTCCAAATGTCGGGCATAAAAAAACCCGCACATGGCGGGCCGGGGGTTTGGGGTTTGGCTATCGGGGAACGAGCCAGTCGATATCGAAGCTCGACCGGTAAAGCTTTGTTTCTGTGTCCTTGGTCTCGCCTCCCCAGCGAGAGACGTTGGCCTTCAGCTCAATGGCCGTGCTGATCGCCGTGGTCACCGCCCGGGCACTCGCTACAGTCGTGCCGTACACGTCGACCTGGAGCGTGTAGCCGTCGATGTCCGGGCGGCCGGCGAGGTAGTTTTCCGGGCTGCCGGTCACCAATTGCCAGACGGCATAGGGCTTCTCGATGCCCTCCGGCGCTTCACCGAATGGGTACAGCCTGGTCGGGGACACGCCCAGCAGCGCAGTTACACCAGCATCAGCAGCGCACACGGCGAAGATCGGGGCTGAGTTCACGCTGTCGTTCCTTTCTTGGCCGCGCGGCGGATGGCACGGTCTATTGCTTTTTCGTATTCCGTGATGAACGTATTCGTGGCGAGGCTGATGTTGTCTGCCAGCGCGTTACGCATGAATGGCTTTGCTGCCGAGTGCGACGTGCCGAACTCAACAAATGCCCAGTAACGGGTATCACCGCCAGGGTATCCGGAGTCCTCCCCTTTCGGCTTCGATTTCGGAATCCGGGCGCCGCCGAGCACACCTACCCGGAACCCAAGGTTGCCACTGGTCTTAAACAGTCTCCCATTCCATCGAAGCGCAATGTTCTTGTAGATAGCGGCGGCTGTTTTCGGATCATCGATCCGATTGGCGTTTTGCTTGGCGGCATCCGCGACAACTTGAGCTGCCTTGCGAAGTGCTGAGCGCCCTCCCTTGCGCTTGGCGTCGTAGCTGATAGCTTCAAGCTTGGAAACCAACGAATCGATCCCCTCAAGCTTGAACTCGATGCTGTCAGCCATCGTTAACCCCTTTCGCCACCAGAATGGTGAGGTATTCCAGACCAGAGTCAGGATCAGGCAGCGCCGGCCCCTTGATGTCGTAGACCTCGCCGCGGTAGATGATGCGCATGGTCGGCAGAACGCCGGCGCGGTACCGGATCATGATGCGGGCCGATGTCTCGGATTGAGCTGCCTGTGCTGCTATCAAATCGCGAGCACTGAGTGGCGTCACCGAGGCAGGCACCCTGGCCCACATCGTTAACCAGCCTGGCACCATCTCGCCGCTGGCCGGATCCTGCACCTCGCCCGGCGTCTGGAAATCAACGCGGTGCCGCAGCTTGCCGGCCAGCATCAAACACCCATCCGGATGCGGTATGGCATCAGCAAGGACTTCGACGAAAGCGGGAGCTCGGTGGCAATCGTTCCCGTCACAACCTCCTCACGGTTGGCAAACAGGTGGCCCAGCTTAAGCAGGCAAGCCGCCGTGATAGCTGCATTGATGACCATGCCGCGTTCATCCATATCGATGATCTCGTAGGCTTCAGCCAGCGTATTCTTGGCGTTCTCCCGGAGCTTGCAGCGGACGTCGGAATTCTCGGGAAGGTCGGCCGCAGCGATTGCGATCGAGTAAACCCCGCGCGCGTCGCGAGTGCGCTGAGTGGTATCCGCCTTGGCGGCGTCCAGCGCATCCTGATCGACAAAGAACCGGCGGTTCAGAAACTGCATCGCCGCTTCTTCGGCCGCGTCCAGCTGAGCTTGGACCAGGCTCTGATCCTCAGGCTCAGCCAGAAGATGGGCCATGGCCAGTTCAATGGCGATCACGCTCATGCTCAACCAGCCTTTTTCTTGGTGGCGCCCTTGACCGGCTGCGCGCTGCTGGAAGTGAGCGGCTTGGCCTCGGATTCAGTTTCGGTCAAATCCACAACCGCCTCATCCTTGCTTTCATCAGCCCGGGCATACCCCTTTTTGAGAAGCTCACGCCCATGCTGTTCGCCGGTCTCGAACGAGATACCTTCAACCAGTGTCTGCCCGCCCAAATACAGCGGCTTGAGGGTCTTCAATTTCATGATGGCCTCCGGTGGGCCGCCGCGTAGGCGGCCCTGTCAGATCAAGGAGTAGGAGTGGCGAAGGTGCCGTAGATGAAGGACTCGGGACGCTTTACAGCGAGCGCCAGACGTTCCTCGCAACGGATCGAGATCATGTTCTTCTCGAAGTCGTCAGCGTTCTCGGTAGAGATCACCACATTGGCGTCTTCGCGATCGAAGATCTGGGCGCCAGTCTGGAATGCACCGGTCAGGAATTTGCCAAGGAACGCGGCCAGCTCGGTTGCAACAACCGGCAGCCCCCACAGCGTGGGGCCGGCAAGGCTCAGCGGGTTACCGATGATGTAACGGCCCAAGGTGTCCTTGGTCAGCTCGATCTTCGCCCAGTCGGTGAAGTGCAGCACGTGGCCGCTGGCCGGAAGGCGCGCGAGTTGCGACTGCAGCATCGCCAATCGCAGCTGGTCGATCTGGGTCATCGCGTCCGGTTCGAATGCTGCGCTATAGGGCGTGGCCTGAGGAACGATGCCATGCAGGTGAACCCCGGTACCGTCACCGAATAGAATTTCGGATTCTTCAGCGTATTTCAGCCCGTAGCGCATCTCAGCATCGATGGTTGATTGCAACTGAGAGAAGTCGTCCAGGATCTGCTTCGAGGCCTTGAACATGTGCGCGATGGTGGTCACCGGCGTGATCTTGGTATCGAACTGGATATCGCTGTACGGCTTGGTCGTATTTTCAACAACTACCCGCGCTGCGTTGGTGAAGCCGGTCTGCTGCACCCAGAAGATCGCCGGCGAAGTGGTGCGGCCAGGCGCGATCAGGTCACGGATGAACAAGCGTTGCTTCGGCATCACATCGATACCGGGAAGGCGTTGAGGCTCAACAACACCTTCAGCGACGCCGGTGCTCAACAGAGCAGCATTCACAGGCACACTCACGCGGCGATTGCCCTGAATGCTTTTGGCGAACTCCACCAGCGCTTCGCTCTTGATCACCGTTCCGCCGAGCGTTTCGCGCTGGCCCGCGGCGGCTTGGGTTGGGATGCGCGCGAATTCCTGTTCCAGCTCACCCAACTGAGCCTTAAGCTGCTTCTCAGCTTCGGTGAGGGTGTTGAATTTCAGAGCCATCTCATCGACGGCTGCCTTGGTTTCGGCGGAGAGTACGCCGGCCTTCTTGGCCTCGCCCAGAGCGGACTCGGCTTTTGCGCTGAATTCGCTGGAAGCTTTTTCCAGCTCGGCGCTCATTTTCGCAAGCAGTTGTGCTTGTTCAGACATGACGATGTTCCTTTATTTAGTAGAGGCTGCCGAGAATCGAGCGAGGGCTCGTTCCAGATCGGCTATTGGTTCGGCCAATTCGGCCAGCGGGTCGGCAGCGTCTTGCGTACCGGGCCAGGCAGCGCAAGGCGTGCCCGACTTGATTTCTTGAATCAGGGATCGCCGCTCACTGCGAGGCATGCCCTGCTTGGCAAGCAGCAGATCCAGTTTCCGGGCGGCTATCAGGCTTGCCTGAGTTTTGCCCCCCTCTTTGATCGAATCGGAGTCGAGTAGCGAATCGGCGAAACCCTGCTCAACTGCCGCAGATCCACCGATCCAGGTTTCGGCGTCCATCAGGGCCTGCATAGCCTTGAGGTCGCCGCCAGTGCGGGCTGAGTAGATATCGCCCATGGCGGCGTCGAACGGCTCCATCATGTCGGCCACGTCGCGGAACTGGTGGCGATTGCCAGCGGCGATGGTCCAGCCGTTGTGGATCATAAGGAAGCCCGAGCGCGCCACTTGCAGGTCGTCGGCGGCCATGGCAATGATCGATGCCGCAGAGGCGGCGAGGCCGAGCACCTTCACGGTCACATGCCCCTTGTACTCCCGAAGGATGTTGTAGATCGCCAGGCCCTCGAACATGTCCCCGCCTGGGGAGTTCATATTTACCGTCACGTCAGCGCCGTCCATGCTGCGCAGCGCGGCCGATATCCGTTTGGCGGTAACGCCTTCACCGGACCAGGGGTCAAATCCAATAGCGTCGAGCATGGAAATGGTGTTCTTGGCATCGCCATCGGCTGCCTGGATGGTCGAGTTCCAACGTTCCATTGCCTGCGGCATCAGATCGAAAGAAACGCCCGCGCACGGGCGACCCACCGGCGCTGCCGGAAGGCTACGAATTGTCATGGGTTATTCTCCAGATCTGCCGGTGGAACGGCCTGATTCAGTGGGGTTTAGCCAGTCGGACAGTGCAGCCCTGACCCTTTCGCCGCTACTCGAACCTTGGCCAAGCTGCTCGATGGGCAACAGGTTCGACTGCACCGTGTACACATCTCCGCCGGGGATCGGCGGGAGGTTCTCCAGCCGACGTACCTCATTTCGGCTCATCCAGCCATTCTGCAAGCAGATGTTGTAATAGCTGGCTCTGCCCTGACTGTCGGCACGGAGCAGGCCCTCGACGGCGAACTCAGCGAAATAGCGATCATCCCGATCCAGCAAGCACCGGCCGATTTCCTGCTCAATGTTTTCCAGCAAGGGCCTGAGGCAGTTGGTGAGGAACTGCAGATTCTGGCCCTCGACACTGGATGCCCAGCTGCTCTGCTTGTCCATGTGCCCGACCATGAAGGGGGGTACTCGGAACCACCGGCAAACCTCCTCAATGCCATAGGCGCGGGACTCAAGCATCTGAGCCGCCTCGGGGTTCATGGTGATGCCCTGATACTTCAGGCCAGCCTCGGCCACCATGATCTTGCCGGCGTTCTTGGAACCCGTGAAGGCCTGCAGGCTGGCCCTCAACTGTTCGCGCTGTTCAGGCTTGAGAGCAGTGTCGCTGCTCAGTATCCCCGAGGCCTGCATGCCCTGAGCGAAGACCTTGGCCGCCGCCTCTTCAGCAGATATCGCGGCACCCATGATCTCTTTGCCAGTGGAAACCGGCAGCATGCCGCATACACCATCCAGGCCGAAGCCACGGATGTGCATAAGGTCCGCCTCGGGGATAACCCGGGGCTTCCCGTCCAGCGTGTATTTGTATTCGAGCCGTCCCGTGTCCAGACGCTTGACGGTCATCAGTTGAGGCAGAAGCGGATTCAGCGCGACGATTCGATTACCAACCCGCTTCTTTTCGACGAATGCATTGCCGCGCAGGCAGATGCTGGCCACGACCATCAGCATGAAGCGGCCTGGCGTCATCTCTGCATTTGGGCGCTTCGTGAGGATGTCGTAGAGCGGATGGCCGGTGGCAGCTACTCGACCGCCATCAGCGCCGCGCTCGTATAGCCGCAGCGGCAGGGTGGAGACTGTCTCCGACAGCAACCGCACGCAAGACCACACAGCCGATAGCTGCAGCGCCTTGTCGACCGTGACAACCTGGCCGCTCGCGGAAGTCCCGAACCACTCTTGCCAGAACGCCTTATCGTTCAGGCCTACGGGCACGCCGAGCCAGCTCTGCAGGGCGGACCTGACCCGCCCAGGCTTCTTTTCGCGCGCCATTAAATGCCTACCATGATTGGGTTTTCGTAGAAGCCGCTGGTATCAGGCTCGCCGGCGTTTGCCAGCACCCGACCTATGGCCATGATCAGCGCTACAGCGCCGTCGATCTTGTTGTCGTCACCCTGCTTGATCGGACGCACTACGTCGTCGTTGCCTGGCAGGTACTTGCCGATCACGTTGCCGATACACCAAGTCATGATCGGATTACCGTCATGGTGGAACCGACCCGCAGTGATAGCGGCCTCAAGTTCCTTCATGGCGTCCGACATGTTCGTGTAGTTCTGCGTGATGGTTATCGGGTTAAAACCCTCGTCGTCAAGATCGTGGCTCAGCCCCGTGGCGCCGTGGGGGTCGATAGGAGATTCCCGCAGCGGCGCGTGGCGGTTGGCCTCTTTCGTGTCTTCTAGGATCTCGCGGTAATCGATCTCAGCGCCGTCGGTAACGTCCAGGTGTTTGGAGTTGATCCATGCCTGGAATCGTTCCGACATGCGCTTGTTGTCGGTGTTGTAGGCCGTGTCGTATGGCACCCAGAATTTCGGGCCGACGCTGTAATAGTGGGTCTTCCCGTCGATCACGCGCCAGAAGAGGCGCGACCGGGAGTTCATGTCGAGCTTGCGGGCCAAGTCAAACCCAGCATTCCATTCCTGCCCTGCGAACTGGTCCAGGGTAAGCGTTGAGTCTTCGCAGTCCCGCCAGCTTTCCATGTTGAAGAAGCCGGACTTGGCACTGACCCACAAGTTCAGGTGTTTCGTCTTGAAAGTATTCGTGAATCGCGCCGAGCGGATCGCCCGGGCCTGCTGGCTCTCCAGGTACTCCTGGAACACCGAGACCCCATGGTTTGGGTTGGCCTTGGCCAGCATCTTCGGGTCGGTCCAGTCATCGCCATCGTCGAGCGTCCAGATGAAACCGAACAACTCGTCGTCGGGCACAGTGCCCTCGAGCATTTCGATGACCTGGCGGCGCTTGTCGTAGCACGGGCCTTCGATGTCGGCGCCGGCGGTCGTGATGATGAACATCAGCGGCTGTCGGCGGGCACCCATGCCCGTGAGCATGGTGTCGTACTGGGCCGAGGTGCGGTGTTCGTGGTATTCGTCCACGATCGCGCAGCTGGGCGATGCCCCGTCACCAGGAT